CGATTTGAATCTCTCTGCGTTGGTGATGGGGCAATTGTAGGATTTGGGAAAGACGGCTTGGTGATCATCGAGTACGCCTACAAGTCTGGTGCGCCCTATTATTTGGCTTACGAAAGACCCGCCACGCCATTTATCGCTAATGGCAAACAAGTTGCCCCTTCATCGGAAGTGGATGCCTACTTTGCCGAGTTCGGCGGCAATTTCACTAAAACCACTACATTGGTTAAACCCGATGGTTCAGTTAAATGTGTAAAGGTGGAAAACCAAATCGGTCGGAGCCTACCATACACTTCTCCGTATTTCGTTGACAAGTGGCCCTACGATGCCTATAGTATGGTAGCAGTAATGTCGGATGGGGTTCAGTCTTTTGTGGAAGTCACAAAAACGCCGACAACTGGCATCGAGACACATTCAATCCCTGCGGTGCAAGTCCTGCAAGAATTAATGGCCTTCAAAAACACAACCGGCAAATTCGTTCTTCGCCGGTGCCAGAAGGCATTCAAAACTTTCAAGGATAAGAACTGGCAGCATATGGATGATGTCTCCGTTGGAGCCATTACCAAATGAACATTGCGATACTCGGTGGTGCGTTTGACCCGCCTCACAAGGGCCATATCAAGACGGCCCAACTTGCACTTGAAACTTGCGCAATCGGGCAATCTTGGCTGATGCCCTGTTTCAGCCATTTGTATGACAAGAAAATGGAGTCTCCTGAGCATCGGTACGAAATGTGCCGGTTAGCTGTCGAAAAGTGCAAAAACATTCTTGTTTCCAGATTTGAAATCGACAATGAATTGACCAGCGGCACCTACGACATGCTCAGTAAGTTGAAGGTCGAATATCCACAACACAATTTCTTTTTCGTTATTGGAACCGACAATGCCGATACCATTCACAAGTGGCGGAACAGTGAAGCCCTTCTTGCTGAAAATCATTTCATTGTCATTCCGAGAAAAGGATATCAAGCCGACCCAAGCGTAACGTGGTACAAGAACGTCGTGAAGGGCGGGAAAACACACAAGTTTTTGTCGGATGGGACCACTATCAGCGTCAGCAGCACGGAAATTCGACTGTCCCTAAAAAACGACCCAACTCTGGCGGGGCGGCTTGGGCAACTGAACGAATCGGTCAAAGAGTACATCTTCGAGCATAATCTATACGGGGTAGAATCATGAAGGTATTCGTAAAAGGCGTTGGCGAAATCGAAGTTGACGAAACCAAGCACTTCATTGCCAAGGGCGGTGAAGGTAGCATTTTCGGCAAAGGCGGCACCGTCTACAAGATTTATGAAGATGCTTCCAAGATGATTTCTCCCGCCAAGATCAAGGAATTAGCCGTCTTGGATCACCCTGAAATCATCAAGCCTGAAAACCTCATTCTCGACAGCAAAAGCAAGGTTATTGGGTATACTATGAAGTATATCAAAAATGCCCTTGCCCTGTGTCGCATTTTTACCAAAACCTACCGACAAGCCAATAAGATCACGCCGGACATGATGCTGGAACTCACAAAGAAGTTCCAAGAAATGATCAAGTTTATCCACAGCAAAAAGATTCTTGTTGTGGACCTCAACGAATTCAACTTTCTTGTTGATGCCAGCATCAAGCACATGTATGCAATTGATGTCAATTCCTACCAGACCCCAAGCTTTCCCGCTACTGCTATCATGCCGAGCGTGAAAGACCACCACTGTAACAACCACTTCACAGAAGGAACAGATTGGTTTTCTTGGGGTGTTGTTGCCTGCCAAATTTTACTTGGCATTCATCCCTACAAACACGGCGGATACCAACCGTTCGAGAATCTTCCGCTGGATCAGCGGATGGAAGCAAGAATGAAGGGCAACGTTTCCATCTTCAACCCCAAAGTGAAGATTCCCGCCGTCGCCCAACCATTCGCTGTCATTCCGAGTGCATTAAAATCTTGGATGATTGCCGTTTTGGAAAAAGGCGAGAGGGTCGCACCGCCTGACAACTATGTCATGGCGGTACAGATTGCCGCTGTGGTTAAAAACATCACCGGCAGCAATTTGTTCGATATTGACGCTCTGCTGAGTTTGGATGAGGCAATCAATAAGATTGTCTATCACGAAGGAACTCGGGTTATTTTCACAGACGATAGCGTCTTTGTTGACAAGCGACAATTGAAGTTCAACAAGCCTAATGCACACGTCGGCTTTACAGCCAAATACCACAAGCCGATTTTGGGTTGGATTGAGGGTGGGACAGTACAGTTGTTTGATGTACTGGACTCTCAACCTCTCCTTCTGAATTTACAGGCCGCCAATATCATGTCCTGTGGTGGTCGGCTGTATGTTCAGAACGATACGGGAATTTTGGAAGTTAACCTCAAAGAAGTCAGTAATTCGATCATCCCAACCACCAAACTTGTAGGCCGGGTCATGGACATTCCCGGAGCTACAATGGTTCTGGATGGCTTTGTGATTCAGAGCATCTTGGGACGACAAGTTGTTTCCTTGTTCCCTGATACGGGTTTATGCTATCAGGTCAACATAGCTGAACTCGATGGCTATAAAATCATCGACGGCAAGTACGAAAATCGAGTGTTGGTGATTGTTGGGGCCAAACACGGACGATACTCACGGTTTGTGTTCAGAATGGCAGATGATTACCAAACTTATGATTGTCGGAAGGTGGATAACGTAGCATATACGGACCTCAACTTTACGGTCAACGAAGCTGGAATCTGCACTCTTATGGCGGAAGATGAGAAGATGGAAGCATTCAGCAACAAGGTTAATAGTGCTGGCTTGAAGGTGTTGGACGATCCTATTCTCACCAGCGACATGCGACTCACCCATGATGGGACAAAAATCGTCTTTAGTAAGGATAAGAAGATTTACGGAATAAGCATTAAGAAAAAGCCGTGATGCAACTTCTATATAGAATATGCATCCGTCGATACTTAATATTTATTACTCGTTGATAAGAGATGTCACCACTGCGATTGACAGACTCCAAACAAAAATTTCCACGGAGTTTGATAAGCCTCAGCCGGAACAACCTCAATTCCAGTTTCATCCAACACAAGCACAGCCAGCCAACGCTGATGCCCCGTCTTCACCAACATCCAGTGCTTATCGCCCCAAGTTGGGCGAAAAGCTTCCGTGGTTTTCTCATGGTATTAAAGGCTTTTTACAAAAATTGTGGCACGGTAATTCTCCGAACAACCCAAATTGGGCAGGACATCGGACTGAGAGTGTTGACTATCTAACTCTTGATGAATATAATGCAATCAAGGATGGATTGGACGAGCATGTAGATGCTTTTTTTGAAGAATACAACGATCTTTCTGACGTACTCATTCGGTTTAAGAAAGAATTAATTGGTATCGTCAAGCGGCACATGAACGATACTATTCGAACAATGCGAGACTTAAACTTAACAGGCACCGTGTCCGCCCCAACTACACCAAACACGACAACAACCACCACAACCCCAACTACTGCACCAGTAACTCCGTCGCCAACCAAATCAACTGCCTCTAAGCCAGCAAAAAATGGCGGGGAAGTAACATCAAGATCGAATTTGCCAGAACCAAAACCAGCAGAACCGGAAGAAGAATTCGGATCAGGCATTCCAAAAGACGATATACCGAAAAAGCCAACTGCACCATTGGAAGCACCAAAGTCTAATGAAGCACCAAAGGCTAATATTGACAGTGGAAAACTACAGGGTCTTGCCCATAAGTTGGCCGCCGAAATCGATAAAGACCCAGAAGGTGTCTATGATAAGGGTTATGAATTCCAAGGCATTGTAATTGACGGAAAGAAATTCCCTGCATTTGCCCTGCCATCAAACATTGACTTCAAAGAGAAGAATGGCGTGATAAGGGCAGTGCAAGAAGATGGTCCAGACATTCCAGCAGCTATTGAATTTTTCAACAATTTGCCAGATGAGGCAAAAATGGAAATCTACAATCAATGGAGACACCATCTTGCCAGCGAATCGGTTAAGTTAATTGGAACAATCGGAGAGAAAACTGAAGCTTACTTGCAGTTGCTAAGAGGATAATTGCTGCAATTTGTCGAAGTATTCCGGCAAATCTTTTTTCAAATCAGATAGTAATGGGTAGTCTTTGAGGTCATCGAAGGCTACCCATTCCCATTCTGTGTGTTCGTCATTTAGTTTACACTCAAATGGCTTTGTGTAGAAGAAAAAGGTTGTCCACCAACCATCTCGGACTATTGAACCGAGATTCTTTCCTTCAGCTTGTCCAACTTCTTCCGTGGCCTCTCGCTTAGCAGTCTCCAACGGGGTTTCATCTCCCTTAGCGTGACCTCCCGGTAAACACCAAGTTTCCCCTTCATTTGAATCGCTACTTCGCTTGAGCAGCAATACAGACTTACCATCCGTAAAGAAAATACCGGACCCTCGATCTGTATGGTCTTCCACTATCCACTCCTTAAAGTTCATCTCTTCGGGCCTCTTTTCAAAGGAACTGGCTTCAACTTTTCAACGTAACGGTCTTTTGTTCCTTTCAAGCTATGCATTGTATTGCGTAGTTCAGATGTGATGTCTGAAGCTGAATCGCCACATTTTTTATTGGATTGAATGGAGACTGTTTTTTTCTCTTTGTTATAAAAACCCTTGGCAATCATGAAGCAGGAATGTTCGGGATTCCAAAGGGCAATACCCACCCATTCACCATCATCCCAATTTCGGCTGGAAACTAGGATTCTCACCGGAGCTTGTTCAAACACATGTTTTACGTGATAGTTGTTCTGCTTCATTGCAGCACTGACATAACCAAGAACGATTTTGGCATATGCTTCCAAAACCTCCTGGGTCTTACTGCGAAAATTGACTTCAACACTGTATCGGCTGGCCGTGCTTTCCAACATGGGCAAATACATATCGAGCCAGTCGTGCATACTGGTATCTTCTTTGACGGTGTTCTGCATTAACCAATTTGAAAATTCTTGCATATTTACCCTTTGGATTTCAGCCACGACTCAAACGCCGCTTTATCGTATTTATCCTTCTTGGCAACGTTTTCCTTACCGGTAATTGGTCGCAAGTTATCAATGCTATTGATAATGGCAACATCTGTGATCCCATATTCAATAAATGCAGTGATTGGGAAAATGTGGTCTAAATGCCATTTGCCATCTTTAACGTTGTTCCAATTCGGATGATTGACGATATACTTGGAGGTATTTTTTACTCTAATTGTGGACCTAATCATTCCATTCTCGGTCCGAGTACATCGCCGAACCTTGTAATCAAATCTTCCTTCCACTCTTTTCTTTCTTCTTTGGCCTCGGCAATTAATGCTTGACCATCCAATTGTTGTCCGCCACCGGGACTAACGATATTAGAGAACTTACTTCTGATTCTGCCAAGTATTTCCTTAGCATAACTCAAAGCACCTTCCTGCATAGCCTGTGTTACGTCTTCCCAATCCTTGCATTTTTGCAAGTAGTGAACAATGACGCCCTGAGAGCCATGTGGAACTGGATAGAGTTTAATGTGACGGTATCCGCCGACCCATTCCCAACCACCCAGCGAGGAACTAATTTTGGAATACATATTTTCGTATTGCTTGTACAATACCCATTCGCCCATGCGACCCCAAATTGGCTGGGTTGGGTCTACCAATCCGCCCTGAATGGATGCGTAAGTACCACCGGGATAAAAGTATTCAATAGGGATTGCACCCTGCAAATCATTGGCTTGAAAGCTAAAGGTGCTTTGAGTTCTATAGTGGACGCCTCTTATGAACCCAACATCATCTGGCATCTTGTAGACACTTTGTCCCGGAACAGTCATGAATTTGTAAAAACTGAAGAATTCTCGTGGGGCGTAATCTTCTACGATACTAAGAGCTTGATTGGCGCAAAACACAACATCCGACTCATCAAGTTCAATGTTGACCTTGGTTCCACCCAACATGTGTAGAATATACTCTCTTAGTCTACGGATAACCTCTTCTCGATTTTTCCTCGGTCCGAGTTTTCTGTTAATGGCATTGCAAGAAGTTCCACCGCCAGAACCAGACGAACAACTGCCAGAGCAGTTGGCCGCTTGAAAGTTGGCCCCATCAGGCCGAGATAAGATCAGAAGATTGTTGGAGTCCATATAACTATATATTGGAAATGCGACTAATTGTGATAAATAAGTCAGGGTAATTATGATAACATTGGAAGAATATAGCACGACAAAAGAACAACTTCACCAGCAACAGCAAGACAGCGAGGTCAATGTCCTCGGTGGTTTCATGCCGAACGACCCTGACTTGTTCATCAATGAAGCTAAGGCTGAAAAGTTTGCTGAAGTTGGAAGCATTCCCAAGACTCCCATTATGTTCGACCAATGGGACACATTGTTCCTAAATCAATTTCCACCCGAGTTTTATCGACAAGCATTGGTTTGGAGATACCGGGAAGGATTGATAATGGCAGCAGAGATGATTGAAAGAGGCCAGCCAATTCCTGAAGATGCTAACGTCAAGTTCTCAACACGAGGCAAAAGAAGCAAAGATCAAAATGTATCTGCACAAAGAGGCGAAGGTGAAGCATGGTTTCATGTGAAAACTTTCATCCAACCCCTGTATGAAAAGCTCACCAAAAAGAGAAACCTGCAATTACTTGCCGAATCAGATTATGCAGACAAAACGGCCTATGAAAAGAAGTTCGGAAACTACGGTTTTGACTTGAGCGACAGACACCAAGACAAGAGTGGTCATTGGCACGCAAAAAACTTCAACTTTATGACTGAGGAAGCTGCCAAGAAAATCATTGCCGAGTGGCGTATGGCTATTGCTACCGGCTTCCTGCACCATCCAGAAGACGAACATGTCCAAACGGCGGTCAAGGGAGCTAAGGCAAGTTATCAAAATTGGGGTGGCGGACATAATCCACAAGAACATAATGCAATGGTGGATTGGCAAGGCAACCTGATCGATGCTGCCCATCGTGGTGAGAATCAAGGTACATACACCATGACCCACGGAGCAGAAACCGCTATCGCTCTGGCAAAACAACTTGGACTTAATGTAAGTCCTGATGGAAAAGTAGTTTACAAATATCGCAAAGGTGACAAAGTAGTTGAACAAGCTCATGAAATGCCAGTTCTGTTGCCGGGATATCTAATTCCTACTGGTGTGGTACATGGATACCAAAACAGGGTGAAGAATCTGCAATTTTACAAGAGCAAAATGCAAGAAGAACCGCAAAATGCTTCTTGGAAAACTGCATATGAAGAAACCATCAATAACCATAAAAAGGTTATGGAGAAAATGCCTCGTAAAACTGCGTTCCAATGGAATGTAAGTCGATACAATCTTTCCACAAAACCAGTGAAGGTCAAAAATCCTGATGGTACTGAACAAATCCTACATGTTAGAAAATACAGAACAATGTATGCTAATCATGATTCAATGGCAGCAACAACGCCAACCAAAATGCATCAAGAACGTATTGAAGGCTCAAAGGAAGCCAAAGATGTTTTGAAGAAATGGTTCCTCGATGGCGGGACAAAAGATGGCCGCTCAATGGAAGATGAATGGCGTGTATTGATTCCGCCGGGAGTACGAATTGAAGCGAATGTTCCAGTCGAAGGCGTTCAAATCAAGAATCCCGTGCAAGCTGGTGTAGATTTGTTCATGGATTTCTTGAGTGGAAGTGCAACTCATGGCGAGGTATATCCAATCCTGATGCAAATGTATGGTGATGTGTTGAACTTCACCAACACTCGTTTGTTGGCTTTGGCGGGGGAACCTATGCTGCAAACTTTTGCACAACAAATTGCTCCGCTTGGGAAAAACGCAAAAAATGTTCACAAGTGGCCTGAAGAATTGAAAGCTTCTTGGCAATCCATTTACAACTTTTTGCTCAGTCGTTCAAGAGCTTACGCCAGCCAATTGGCTCAAATAGATTTGGGAGCCGGAACCAGACGAGATAGAGAGTCACGAGCGGCCCGAATGGATATGTTGCGACAAATAGAACCAAGTATTACTGATCCAAAGCAAAAAGAAACTGTTGGCAAATGGAAACAGCAATGGCAACTATCCCCCGAAGAACAAGCTCAGTTCCAAAAGACTGTGGGAATTGCTCCGGGGTCTGGTATTCGTCACGATGCAAGACAAGCACCTGATCGTGGATGGCCGGGACATGAAGTCGGCGGGCCTAGACCTGATTCGACTAAACTCGTTCAGTTCGCCCACAGCTTTGAAGAGTTGAACAAAAAGAGAGCCGCCCAGATTTCACAAGGACAAAAAACCCGTCACGAAGGGGCTAAATCTTTGGATTTGGAAGGATTAAAGGAAAGCATTAAACAGGAATTGACATTGCGTTATGCAATGTATGATGACTATTTCTTCTATGATGTTTTGAATCAAATGATGCAAGGTGTCCCAGAAGATAAGGTTGATGCGGTTCACGCAAAGAACTATGCTATTGAACGCACCAAGGCTGACCTAAAATCCAGCGGAGTGCGTGTTGCCAATATAGAAAACATCAAGGTCAAAGGATTGTCCAAGAGTGACGAAGCCCATAAGAATCGCATTTTGAAGGATTTGAAGGGCGAAATGCGACCAAAAGCAACTTTGAAGCCCGCTTTTGGTAATGAAAAAGTAATGGGATTAGGTGATGACCAGAACTACATTAATTGGCTTGCCAAAAGCCCTCAATGGATGAAATCTGCTGAAGATAAAATCAAGTCTATGGGAATAGAAAACGATACACTGCATCCTTTGGTGAAAGCCGTCAATAAAGCAAAAAAAGTAATGCAACAACGACCACCACAACCACAAGTTCCCCAAGCTGCACCCACCCAACCATCGCAAGATTGGTTGTTCCCCGGTTTGGAAAACATGGCTCTAACAAAGAAGAAAAATGCAAAACCTTGATTTCAAATTATGGTTGAAAGAAATGGTTGGCACGGGAGCCATTTATGATCCAAAGGTCAAACCAGTGGATTTCCAATGGTGGGGTGCGCCAGAATCTATGGGTAAGCCAGTCAAAAAGAAAAACAAGAAGAAATAATGTCTAATCCATTTCAAAATCTAAATCCCTTGGCAATCGGCATGAAGAAACTTCTCTTTGACTTGCTTAAAGATAAGTATCCAGAGCATGAAGAAATGATATCAAGACTGGCAACAGTTGTTGTCACGGAAAAAGATTACTCTGCTGTAACTAAAATGCTAATCGACATTTATTACAAGGGATTTTCTCAAGCAGTCGAAGCCCAACGAGACCAACTGGAAAAATTAGGATATAAGGTCCAAGTTTATCATGGAAGCAATTCAGGTCCGACTCCGAAGATTTTCAATCAGCAAAATGTGGTTGATGATCAGAAATAGTACACGACACAATCAATCCGCCATTCTTAGGCTCCGTCTGCATTGTTTTCCACCATCTGAACTGATTGTATTTTGCTCCGTTTCGGTACATTGATGGGTAAACAATTGAGTTGTTTTCAAGTTTTTCCAAGTTGGTCCAAAAGGCAAGGAAGTATTCATCTTGCTTTATGACCACCCCTTCAAACTTGAACTTATCACCATAATCAATCTTTTGGTATGAGTCTCCGTAAAGGGAGTCCGTGTGTTGCCGTATGATTGCCGGAAGACAATGAAAAACAATTACATGGTCTTCCAGAAACTTGTCCTTCGGCTTCTCGTTCTTAACAATGGGAATTTCTGGTGACGTAACTACCTCTTTCACTGCAACCTTTTGCTCCACAATAACTTGTGGCTCGTGTCGTATTTCTTCCAAGATTTTCCGGTCGTCCTCATCCAATTTAGCGTCTGGATTGATAACGACTTGTCGCCAACTGATGTTGTAGACGGTCACTTTGGACTTATCCCATCGGTCTTGATTAATGATCAGCGGATTAGGCCGGGTGAGAGGTAAAAATGGGTCTTTCATCTTGACTCGTTTTCTGGTTTACAAACCCGACACCTGTGCTATAATGGTAGGGCAGGGAGAGTAGATAGGATAGTTATTCAAAGGAGAGAAAAAATGCGAAAGTTTTTTGCGGGTTTGGTTGCAGTTGCAGTCTTCTCTTGGGGTGCGGAACTTGCTACTTATGCAGGTTCCCGGCCAAGTGGCAGCAGTGGTGCGAGTAGTTCGAGTCGCCCCTCTGGATCAAGCGGCGGTAGCTCCCGGCCTTCGGGGTCGAGCGGTGGTAGTTCTCGTCCCTCTGGTTCCAGCCCTTCAAGCGGCGGTAGCTCCCGGCCTTCGGGGTCGAGCGGTGGTAGTTCTCGTCCCTCTGGTTCCAGCCCTTCAAGCGGCGGTAGCTCTCGACCGAGCGGCTCGTCCCCCTCACCTTCTACCGGCAGTTCCCGTCCTTCGGGATCGAGTCCAAGTTCAAGCCCACCTTCATCTAGTGGTAGTTCTCGGCCGACCGGATCGCCTCCTTCCAGCACCAGTAGCGGCAGTTCAAGCAAGCCGACCAGTAGTTTCGACTCTGGTGCCAGCCGGGCGCAAACCCGAGTTGACAGCAAAGCAAGATATGAGGCTTCATCGAAGCCCAAGGAAAGTTACACCGCTTCCAATGGACGGAGCGTCAACATTGACGCCAACCATCCTAGCACTACGACGGTTCGTTCCCGAGTATATGACCATGACACTTACGTGACATATCATCGAACCTACGTCACGCACTACGAGACGATGCCTCGGTACAGCTACTACTCGACCTTGCCAGTCGTGTATGTCGGTCCCGGCCATTACTCGCATCTGTTCTGGTATTCGACCTTTGATTGGACGTTGAGTATGCAGGCAATGTGGCTTTACAATCACCAAGCCAACATTGATTCTCAGTTGTACCAGCAGCGGATGCAGAATGCCGCTCTACGGGCCGAAGTTGACCGGTTGCGTGCCTCTGGGGTACGTCCTGACCCGACTTTTGTTCCTGCCGATTACAAGGGCAAGGAACAGTTGATGTATGACCCGGAATTCGTCGCTAGTGCTGCAAATATGCGAGATACGGGACATTATGCCAGCGGCGGAAGCGGTGGTGGCGGGTGGGTGATACTGTGGACGCTACTTATCATCGCCGTCATCATCCTGATTGTTTGGCTGATATTCGGCGTGAAGTGGGAAACGAGCCGATACTGATACATTTGAATTGTGGTGCATCTGGAACCATTGTTCCAAGCCATTGACGAAGAAAACAGGAGAAGAGAAATGCCAAAGGTAACTTTGTGGGACATGCTGACGAAGAAGAAGGCTGTGGCTGAATTGGAGCATTACAATCCTCTGAACCTTCGGATTGGAAACTCCATGAAAGTCAACACGGTGGACACAAGTGACCTCAACTTCACGTTGAAGTCCATTCGTGAAGTCAATCGCTCCATCGATGGAACAGATCATAAGTTCTGTGATTACGATGTCCTTGCCCGTCCCTTCGGCAAGAATGAAATTCGCAAGCGACTTCGGTTAGTCCCTCGTGAAGAGAAGGATCGCAACCTCACCCATGATGTGGTGTTGTTCGAATTCCGGGAAGAGTTTGCCTATGATGAAGGCTTCCATGATTGGTTGAAGGTCAACTCCGAAGTCACCCTTGGGGATTTGAAGCCCGGCGACCCCGACCCGCCACACTATTGGCGAGTGAACGACCTCAAGTCTCCGTGGGAAGCCAAGACGGTTTCCATGCGGGACGAGGACGGCAATGGAAAGATTGACGATAAGGAAGTTCACAATGGTCGTTTGACTTATTGGGACTTCTGGCGTAACGTCAATGACGAAGGTGGCAACAAAGTCACCGAGTTTTACAACGTGGAAATGGATCAGGATGGCATGTTCTCGATTTGGGTTGGCCGTCTGATCGATCCTCTCCAAGTCAGTGTCATTTAAGTAGGAGATAGCATGTCTTTGAAAGCGTTTTGGAATTGGTTGTGGGGCGTGAAGACGACGGACGACCAGATCACCGAGAAGAAGGCGAAGTTGGAGTCGGCCCGCAAGGCCGTCGAAACTGGTGCCAGTTTGTGCCGTGAATACGAACGTAATGTTCGTATTCACTCTGAAAACCGCAACGTACTACGGGCGAGAGTTGACAAGGCCCTGAAAGACGGCCGGGATGATGAAGCAATGCAGCTTCAAGAGAAGCTGGACGCCCAAGAAGACGCCGTTACTGACTATACATCCAAGTTTGAAGCGGCCAAGAAGGATCAAGAGTTGGCGATTCGCATTGTGGAGCAATTCCAACAAAACCTCCACGGCAATGTCAACGACTTGCAAGAATACAAGCGACAATTGGAAATTGCGGAAGCCAAGAAGGAAACCGCAAAGCTGGCTGCCGATCTTTCCACTGAGTCAAACGATTTGGCCTCTACCAAGGCCGACTTGAAGCGGAAGATCGACGCCGCCAACTTCGAGGCTGAAACTGTTGCCTCGGCCTTTAAGCCACAGGAAGACAAATTCTCCGACATGGCAAAGAAGGAAGAAATGCGCCGAAAATTGCAACAGCGGAAAGAAGAATTGAAAGTCTGACTATCATATCTTCATGAAGATATTTTATGGAATATGCGGCGATGGCAGGGGCCACGCCGCACGTTCGTTTGCATTGATCGAGAAACTGACTTCTTTAGGACACGAAGTCAGTGTTTTCTCGTTTCATGAGGGATATGAGTTATTTTCCCTATCAAACTTCCCCACTAGCAGGTTGTTCAAAATCAGCGGACTTCGTTTTGGACAAGATGCAACTGGAATCAGTTTGCGTCAAACCATCAAAAATGCGTGGAATTACTTTTTCGATGCCAAAGCAGATTTGAAGTTTTTCAAATCTGAAATCAAAAAATTTGGGTCGCCGGGATTGATCATCAGCGATTTCGAACCATTGCTCCCACGAATAGCCAATTACTTCCACATTCCATGCGTGACGATTGATAACCAACACAAATTTTGCACACCTTTGCGTGATGGCTTTTCGTTCGGACTGCAAGCTTACTCCATGCTTGCAGGCGTTTTCATTTCGCAATACATACCAAAACCTACGTTGTCGATTATCTCTACCTTCCACGAATGTGTCAACTTGGAGGGATATGATAGAATTGAAATCATGCTGAGGGAACAATTTGCAAATAGAAAACCAACTAACAAAGGACATGTGCTTGTATACGTGAGGCATCCAGTCCACATCAAAGTCAGCGAAGTCATATCCAAAACACCATACAAGTTTATCTTCTACGGTCCGCAAGGCACAATTTCTCCAAACATTGAATACAAGTCTACGAGTTATGGAGAATTTGCGGATGACCTAGCCAGTTGCTCAGGAGTGATCTGCTGTGGTGGCAACCAATTGATTGGTGAAGCCAAATACTTTGGCAAGAAAATCATGGCGATTCCACTACCACGGCAAAATGAGCAAGAAATAAACTCAATATACGTCAAAAAAGAAAATCTCGGAGAATGTTGCTATCTGTCTGATTTTTCAGAACATCAAGTGGAGAAATTTTTGAATACACAATACAAGAGGGAGGAAGGGAGAAACGGTCTCAGTCAAGTCCTCGAATTATTGAAGCCCTACTTGCATTAAATCTTGTAGCCCAATCGAGCCAAATTGACTTTAGTCTGTTGGGCAAGAGCCTTCAATCCCCTTGCTTTGATGGACTTTATTCTACTCTTACCTTCAATTTCGTCAGCTTCCTTATTCAGTGCTTTAACGAAGTCTTCTGCTGCCTGCTCCATTTCATCGCCATCAATTTGCACAACTGCCCCCATCAGCAACTCATCCGGCTCTTTCTTGAACTCTTCCACACGCACTTGGAAGATATGAAATGGGTCCGATGGGTCAAGCTCCTTCTTTTCTTTCCTCTCCATCGACATTTCTTGTCGGTCATATTGTTCAAGCATAAAATCACTCCTTTAACTCCGCATTATACTCAATTTTTGCGTTGCCGCCAATGTGAAAATTTGTTTTGTATATCAAATTGTTAACAATTCTGTCAATCGTCGCTCTGGTTACAGCATATATTTTTGACGCCTCTTTACGAGTACATCCACTCTTGATTATTCGTCTGATTTCAATGGCTTTTTTCATATCCAATTTGTTTGGGCCATAGTTAGGCAAAACATCCCGTACCTGTGTGGTATCAATTTTGTATTGAAAACAATCAAATGACACATACGGTTTTACTAATTCAACGAATTGAAAATAGCTTTTTGCACCAACGTTTATTATCTTTCTCTGCCGATTGCAGTTAATGCCGAGTTCCTTAACTTTATCTACAAGGAAATCCACTTCCACAGTGGTAAATGAATTAGTGCAAACAACAATAGTTTTTCTTTGTTGATTATTACACCCATCTTGCAAATACCAATGGGCCAAAATGTAAGGATTAAGCTTCAAATCGCTCGGAACGATTTTTTTTCCGGTTAAATACCACTTGTCTCTAATTGCCTTGAATAGTGGATGGGTTCCAGTCCAAAACGCAGAGGCGTAGCAAAGTTCATTTGAGTCTCCGTGAATAACTTTGTTGTTTTTTCCTCTCTTCGGTTTTGTTGAAACCTCTTCATGGATTTCTTTTGCAAATGGCTTAAAGATTTGCTGGGCATATCCAACATATTCTTTCATGGTTGATTTCATCTTCAACCGAAATCTACCTTGTTTGTGGACAGTTCCATCTCCAAGCATACACGCAGTCATCAAATCATCTTGTTGTTGTGTAAACTTATCTACATCATATTTCAAATTGTAATAGTTTAGCTTATACTTTTTAAGATATCGAATTATCGTACTGACTGCCACGCCAAAATGCGTGGCAGCTTCTCGATTAGTTTTATCTTTCAACATCACAAGTAAGTCTTCCTTATCAATCATATTGCTCCCGTATTTTGTATAGTATTTTATCAATTTGGAAATGAAAATGTAAGCATAAATAAAATGCAGCATATAAAATGTTGTCTTAAAAGGAGGTTTTTATCGCACTCATCAGCCCAGATGTCGGGGAGATTGCACTTCTTCAGTATATTGTTAACTTGGTTGCTCCAACCCACCCTGTCATGAAGTTGTTTACCAACAACTACACCCCGAACGACAGTGCCACGCTTGCCACCTTGGCCGAAGCATCCCAAGCTGGTTATGCCCCAATTACACTTGCTGGAACCAACTGGACAACGACTTTAACCGCTGGCTTGGCAACAGCCGTGTACAGCGAACAAACATTCAGCTTCACCACTGGCGTGAATGTTTATGGGTATTTCGTAGTTGATACTACTGGCACCAAGCTTTTGTGGTTGGAACGATTCTCGGGTGCGCCATTCACTCTACCAAGCGGTGGTGGTACGATTGCAATCACCAGCCGTGTAACTTTGGATTAATTTCAAAGTTAATACAACATTGACAAAATCCCTCGGAGTTAATCCGAGGGATTTTGTTTGGCACACATATATATTTGCATGATAATGCTAGGTAATGGATCGAATGAATTACAAAGCGGACCGCTTTCGTTTTTCAGTGCCGATCCATCCCAAAATCCTGACATGCAATTTCTCAACAAAATTGATGAAGAGGCGATCCAAGTTGGTGGATCACCAATTCATTATCATGAAGTTTTCATCCAAGAGGGGACGATGGACCCTCTTTACCGAGAAGATAGAGGAAAGTTATTTTCCCCAATTCCTGTGCAACTCTATGCGTTCTATGAGCCAATTGGAAGCAGCAGGGCGCAAGGTATATTCGGCATTGACTCCGCAATGGATGAAGTCATGTTTGAATGTAATTATAGTGCAGTGCTTAAATTATTGGGACATCCACCGAAAGTCGGATCGTTGATTCACACGCCACACTTGGGCGAAAATTGGGTAATTATTGAATGTAAGACCGCCGAGTTCAAAATGTGGGGTCGATTCCGCATCCATATCCATTGTGCCAGATTCCAAGAGTCTGTTACAACTGGTGAGGGTAAGATGGCTCAAAATAACACCAAGGTCAATCACATCTAATTTCTTTACACTTTAATAAAGTGCAAAAACCACTATATACAGAGGGTTAATATGGCCGTCGAAATAGTAAATCCGGGCAACCATAATCAGAAATCCATTGTCGATTGTAATCCAAAGGCACCACAGGGTCAAATGAACCAAGACCCGCCGCCAAAATATTGCAACGATGATGGCTCACCATCAAAGCGAAGACCGGATCAGCCTCCATTAGACTGGCTCAAAGAAGTTTGTGATCAAAAGTCTGGTCTTGGCGCACATGCAATGTGCGATCCTCAGCAAACAGGTCAGATTGTAAATGACCTAGCCAATCCAACCAGAAAAGTTGTTTATAACTATCCACAATCATTAAAAGGCACCGACGAGGCGATGGTTGACCTTTTTAGTAACCTCGTAGTGCTTGACAACGATGGGAAAGCTTGGCCAGTTCCAATTATTTGGGGAACCCAAGAAAGAGCCGTGGCTGAAATATTGCAAGATAATATCCGAAAAGACGACAGCCTTATCGTTGATAGATTGAAATTACCCATGATGGCAATTATTGACACGGGATTTCAATTTGATCCTAAAAGATACATCTACCACAAAGCTACTGATTGGTTAAGGCATTTAAGGAAAGATGGAAAACCGGGTTGGACGCTGCCAAACCAAGGAAGAGAACGAGGAACAATTTTCGGGTTGCCACCGGGATTGCCGGTAAACATTGGCTACACCTTAACTGCTTGGTCTTTATATTTGGAAGATATGAAGCAAATACAGACGCAAGTCCAATTGAAATTTAGCCAATTGGCGTATTTGAGAGTGAAAGGAGTTCAGTGGGAAATTGGGGTCAAGTTGGACTCCACCGCTAATAACCTCGACCTAGAACCCGGAGACTTGAAGCAAAGGGTGATAAAATATCAGTTTAATTTGACGGTTGAATCATATATACCTCAACCCGTTGTCCGAGAACAAGCTGTATTGAAAATTAAGCGTAATGTTTTCAATAACGTGGAAGAAGAAAAGATTACGGATGTACTAGATAGACTAGAGACCGTGGTAGAGGACTTGAAATGATTGAAATTACAAACAAACAACATCATCCAGTGCAAGTGATAATAAGGTCACGGAAATCTCCCCGTGCCTTCAACACCCTGAACATACCGGGATTAGGTTCAGGCAACAACACTTATCTTTTGGAAGACGAAAGATATACCGATTATATCGACCGTGTTGAGAAATTGGGATGGATTTCAGTGCGTAAGATCATAAATAAAACCAAGTGAAGGGGAGAAGAGTTATATGGCAATTTTAAGAGGCTTTCCACCGAGTAACATCATATCTCCGAGCGTAAGAATCTCTGAGCAAGACTTGAGTTTCATCGCACCGGAGCAAAATTTCCACCGAGCAGGTGTTATCGGGTTTGCCAGCAAGGGTCCAATCAACGTCCCAACACTGGTTCAAACAGTAACAGAACTACATCGTAAGTTTGGTCATGGCCATCCTGATGTCGGCGATCCATATTTGGTTTACGCTGGCGAGCAATATTTGCAAGTCGCTACAGACTTGTGGGTTGTTCGTGTCGGCGATGAAGATCAAGTAAGCGATGAACGGGCGCAAATCGCCTCAGTAGATGTAGCTGCCGCTGGCGGTCAAGTAATCATCCAAGGCAACGTTCCAGAAACATTCACGTTCGTTGGCGACCACTTCTTTAAGTGGAAGCTCAATGGTGTTCTCGCCTCCAAGACATTGGTTGTCCTCGGTGACGACACTCTTGGAACAGTTTACACCTGTTCGGAATTGGTTGACAGTCTAAACGACCAACTTGTTCCAACAATTGATGGAATCGAATTCTTCTGCAATGGTGCTACCGAAATCGGCGTAAGAACCACTTTCGCCTATGGCCCAAGTGCAACTTTGGAATTGGTGTCCGTAGCAAATGCTATCTACGGTGGAAATGACCCAACGGACGATTTGTTTGGTGGCTTGCAACCAGAACCCGGTGCCATCACTGGCTTGGGAACTGGCATGACACGAGCCGTGGCGGTTGGAGCCAATGATCGTTATCCAAACGACGGCTATCAAACCGCTGGTGTTTGGGACTTCACTGGTCTAACAGACTTGAACCTTCAGATTGTAATCGACGGCACTGACAGCGTATTGATTGACAATATCAACCAAGTTGTTGATTTGGCAAACTTGGAAGGATTGGTCAACACATCGACGGATATCGTTAATGAAATCAACAACCAAATCGATACGAGTGTTGTGCCGGGTGGATTCCGGGCGCACTTGGTTGGTGGAGTCGGACCAAACATCGAAATCAAGACCGTTCACCACGGTCGTGATGCAAGAATGTTAATCAAGGTCGAAAGCACCGCAAGTGCCATCTTCGGATTCGATAATCTAACCAAGAAGGGTACAAGCCCATCTGGTATCAGTGGCGACGTAGCAGTCAGCACTTTCGGTATCGTAAGTGGTACTGTTAACACAGGACTTTTGAGCTTTACTGCAACAGCCGATAGCTCGGGTGTAGATGGTAATGTAACTCAATTCGTAGTCACAAACGACACAACACAAAATACATTCAACATTGAAGTTTACACAAATGGTGCCCAAGTAGAAGCTTGGGGTAATTTGTCGAAAGATACCAACAGCTACTTCTATGTTGGTACTTACTTGGCACAAGTCAGTGATTACTTGCGAATAAGTGATAACCTCGCAGTTGGTGCCCCGCCTGCAAATGGAACTTACAGTTTGTCCGGTGGAACTGATGGTATTCCATCAGACCCAGATGAACAAGATGATTTGATTATCGGTAGCGATGTTGGGTTGACAGGTATGTTCTCCTTGTCAGAACCAGAGCAAATCGACATCGATTTGGTTGCCGTGCCGGGACACTCTTCGACAAGTGTTATCTTGTCACTAATCAGTTTGTGCCAAGACTTCAGACAAGATTGTTTGGCACTTATTGATCCGCCATTCGGATTAACAGTAACCGAAATCGTACATTGGCAAAATGGTGTTCACCCATTGAACACCGAAAGATTTGACACCGATTTCGCTGCTCTTTATTGGCCGTGGGTCAAGATTCGTGACACCTTTAACCGTGTCAACGTTTGGGCACCACCATCTGGCAGCGTAATGGCAGCTATTGCAAGAAGCGATACACTCGCAGCACCTTGGTTTGCACCAGCCGGAACGACAAGAGGTATTTGTCCCGGCGTACTAGATGTCTTCACTCGTCCAACATTGGCCGAGAGAGATGAAATGTATGGCAACAGAAATGCAATCAACCCAATCATCCAATTCGTGGATGTAAGTGGATTCCTAATCTGGGGCCAGAAGACGCTACAGCGTAGACCAACGGCTCTCGACCGTGTTAACGTTCGAAGAATGTTGTTTGTTGCAGAAAAGAGAATTCGTGCGGCTTGCAGAGACTTGTTGTTTGAGCCGAATGATGCAATTTTCAAAGCAAGATTTGAATCTATTGTAGGCTCGATTTTGAATGAAATCAAAATCGGACGTGGAATCACAGATTTCATCATCCGTGATGATGAAACCTTAAACACCACGGACGTAATCGATAGAAACGAGTTCAGAGCGAACATCGGTATCCAGCCGACCAAAGCAGTTGAATTCATCTTCTTGCAATTCACAATCAATAGAACTGGATCGTTTGCTGAAACATCTGACTCGTTCTAATAGGATATAGGAGAAAACATGGGTATAAACATGGGTATTGGTGCCGTTGGTTTGCCCGGCACAATCTATAAGAGAAAGTTCAGATGGACGTTCCAAGTAGATTTTTGCGGCAACGAGGGCATTCCAGCTAATTTCGTAAAAGTAGCTGCACGTCCAAATCTTGCTATTGAAGAAACTGAAATCAACTTCCTCAATAGTAAGACATGGATTTCTGGCAAAGCAGCTTGGGAAACCATTACTGTAACCTACTTGGACGTTGCTGGCGATCAGTCAGCAAAAATTCTAAGCTGGTTGGCATCAGTCTACAACTTTGCCGTACCAGTTAGAACTCCAAATTACTCTCAAGGTGCTGCTCTACAAGACTACGAGGGAACAGCTACATTGACAATGTATGATGGTTGCGGCGAAACATTGGAAGAATGGAGACTTCAACACGTTTGGCCGACCGCAGTAAACTTCGGGGAATTGGATTACAGTTCTTCGGACATTGCAGAAATCGAACTCACGCTACGTTACAGCGATGTACAGTACAGGTCTAGCTGTGCTGGTCAAATTGCACCTTGCAGTTGCACACGTTGCTAATCATCTCGAACAACCAGTGCGGTTTTCAAAAACCGCACTGGTTATTCTCTCTTACTTCATATGCCTGATAGAAAAACAATGGGCCTTGCGTTTGGTCTTCAAACACTTTGCTTCCCACGGAAGTTCCGATGGCTTTTTACCATTAAAGGTATTAGTGCAGATGAAGGTTCAGCAGAATCTTTGCCCCCAATGAAGGGAGCAAGACCATCCATCAACTTCAAAGAAATAGACTCAGAGCATCTTTCTGAAACAATTTATTTCCCCGGCAAGCCGGATTGGAAACCAATTACTTTGACACTTTATGATTTGAAAAAGAACAAAAACCCTGTTTTCGAATGGCTTAAAAAGTTCTACGATCCATGTAGCGACAGCACAACAATAAATTACTCAACCTCTCTAACTGGTGATGATAATGGATTCAAGAGAGACGCTACATTGGAATTATATGATGGTTGCGGCCACGTCATAGAAACATGGACGTTTGAAAACGTTTGGCCGCAATCTATTGAATTTGGTGATTTAGACATGGCAAGCAGTGATGTTGTTACGGTGGACGTAACACTTCGATATGATCGAGCCACAAGAGACTGTAGTGGCGGGGGTGGTGGAGGTAGTAGTGGCAGCGGCAGCGATAGCCCCAACAGCTTCGACAGCAGTTCCGGTGGTGCTGGGGAAGATGGCTCTACCAATAGTTTTGGACAGCCAACTGGCGTTGATCCAAACGGGGCAATTTAGTCTCCGAACTCTCTACTTAGCAACTCCTTGCACATTTCAAGGGCATCTTCCAGTTGTTTGGATTTCCAACCCAAGACTCGGCAAGCTCCACTTTTGTTTAAGCGACCCTTCTTAGTATACACTTTTCCCTCATTGGAAAGCAAAATATCTATTAATTCAGCGTAACCGGCCTTCTGTAACTTTTCAATAATTTCTTCACGCTCCAAAAGCTCAAGGGGGTTCTTCTTCATGATAATCCTTTATATGATATTACTATTCTTGGAATCTGACGTAGGAAACTCTCTCCTATTTTTAACAATGAATCCATTACATTGAGATTCAACGTAATCTGTGTACTTTCTCTTTAACTCATTGTAATTACGTGCAGATCGGTAGAGTTGTCTGAAATGATTCAGTATGCAAGTAGTCAAATAATTGAACGCCTTTGCCTTTTGACCACCTTTCCCAACATAATTGGGATTGAATCGGTCAATCTTCTCAAAGCAAATCATGACGCCCTCCTGTATGGCATCATCCACATCGAGAAATGCAAACTTGGCAAAGTTGAAAAGATTATTAGAGAGTTCGTAAAAATGAGATGCCAACTCGTGTTGTGACTGAACATATTCAACCACGACAGCATCATAAGCTTCGCTGAACTTCTTATGATCAGCCAAAAGCTTCTTGGATTTCCTTTTACCTAAGCTCTGTGTATAATCTTCCATGATTAACTGACACTTAGTCTTCTCTTTTTTCAATCTTTGAAAACGTTGTATCGATGCCTCTAAAACTTTGTTGTTTAGATATTCTGTACTCATGAAAAAGCCAAAAAATTGGGTCTATATATACTGCATTACGCTTCATTTTTTCCTTCTTTCTTCCAATTATCAATTCTTTGCAATGCTTCTTTCTTTGCGTCTTCCGCCCACTTTGTAGCTTTTTCATAATACTCTGGGCTGTATAGTTTTCCCGATGTAATACTTCTGCAATGGTCAATGTTGTCGTCTTTGTTCCTTACGAAGTTTTCTTCTTTGCCTATAAGTAAAGGATTGATTTTGTATTTTCGCAGTATATAATTGCCCAAAATTTCAGTATCGGGCCAATTGGGGGTCATTGGATTTGGCTTGTAGTTTTTGATGTTGTAGATGTTGGCGAGCCTTCGCAGGCTCCACCCAAAACCAATTTTATCCATGCTGGGGATATGGAACATGGTAGCCGTATGGCTGACCATGCCAACCCAATCGGCGTGCGCCCGTGGGCTGAGTTCATATCCGACAACAGGCGAGTTTTTAATAGTTAGCTCTAGTAATTCAGCTATAAATTCTTTTCGTCTAAGGAAGCAATCAGCATGAGTTGCAAACATAAATTGCGTTCTACATAATGTGAATGCCAAATCCATTGCCATAGCAGGGAAATCGGAGGGATGTTCGACCCCATTAAGTCGAATGGAATGAACTTCCAAATCTTCCGCTCGCAATGACTCTATTTCCTTCAGTTCTTCAGGGGTACTCCCTGTGTCGATGACCATGATAAATGGTCGTTCTGTTTGACATCGTAACGACTCAACACATATCTTCAAAATATCAAAAGTTCCAATGACTGGAATCGCCGCTGTGACCTTATAGTCCCACGGCTTTTTGACACAATTCCCCTCCCAAGGAGCTTGAGTTGTGGAAACATTTCGAATCGGAGCGATAGTGTATTGCATAAGTAGCACTATTATAATAGTATATGACGAAAATCTACCAATCAATTTCTCAAATAATGGAAAATCCCAACGCAAAAAAACCGTACAATGAGTTAAAAAAGCAGTTGGAATTGTTGGGAAGATTGGAAGAAGCCAATGCTTTTGAATACCTGATCAGAAGAAAATTCCCCCATGAAATCAACAGCACTGCTGCTGACACACAACAACAGTGATACCATCAGAGATACACTTAAATCTTTGACTGGATTTAATTTACGAGTTGGAGATATTGGGTCTTCAGATGGAACTCTGGAAGCTTGTCGGCACGCCGCAATCACTAATTTCAAGTTTAACAACGACTATAGCCATATCAGAAATTCACTTGTTAGTGACGGATGGAATCTCCATATCCA